CATAGAAGTAAGTTTATAGATCCTAGGTGGGAATCACATATTGAATATATTTACTGTTATAGTTGTGATAGAGAGTCTGAATTATCATAATAATATTAATACAAATAAAGGGGGTTATTATGCCAGAATTAAATAAGTTAGTAAGCAAGTGGGTAATATATAATGATTGCAAGGCATCTACTGTTGAGACTGCTAAGCTATGGTTGAAGAATGTTGAGCCACTTGTAGTTATAAAGGATGAGCCTAATCCTATTAATGAGACAAAGAAGGCTAGAATACTTGAGGTAAAGAAAATAAAAGCTAAGAGGGGGTTATAATGCGGAGATTTAAGAAAAGTATTATACTAATGGGTATTGACTGGAGCAATAAAGCTACAAAGAAGTATTTAAATGAGGTAAAGATAGAAGATCCTCAATTTGCTAAGGAAATGGACATATTGGACAGGAAATTTGCGAAAGCTTAGCTGATAACCCAGAGGGAGTTAGGAGAATGCCAACATACATGACAATGCTCTTGACTCCCTATTAAAATGATAAGGATAGTAGATGTGTCAATCAATACCAATAGAAAGCTATCCTTATTAAAGGAGATATATTATGAAAAGACATTGGGGAAAGTCTAAAGTATATTATTGCCCTGAAAGTAAGAAAGTATGGCAATATAATAAAGATGGATATAAAATACACTATGGAATGCCATCTTATGGTTTAGAAAGAAAAGTTTTAAAGAAATAGATCTGGCTGGCATACCTAACAGGTGGGTTAAAGCAGACTGCAGAGCTACTCCCAAAGTATGCCAACATTTATATAAACTTAGTCCAACTCTGAAACAAAGGAATGAAGAGGTACGGATGATATGCATTGGTATCGGCAGATGATCACTCTGTAGCCAACTAGATAACAATCCTTATACCTACATATGCATGGAAGTAGTATGGCTGATCACTACTATTGGCTCTGTAAATAACAGATACTGCTTCAAAGAATTTAAAAACTAACAAGGAGAACAAAATGAGTAAAACTACATTAAATGGTAAGAAATATGATCTATCAAAAGGTAAAGACAGGACTGAGTATTGGACTAATTTTGCAGCTGATAAATTAATAGGTAAGAAAATAATTAACGTAGAATATTTTAGTAATGAAGAAGCTGAAGAATCTATGTGGTATTCTAGACCATTATGTTTTCAATTAGATGATGGCACATGGGTATATCCTATGAGAGATGATGAAGGCAATGATGGTGGTGCTATGGCATACATTGGTGAAAAAGCTAACGAAACATTTCCAGTATTAGGAGTTGATAATGAGTGATGATAAAGAAAAATGTGTTCAATGTGGAGAAGAAATATCAGGCACAGCTTATGAAAACTATTACTGTAGATATGAATATTTATGTGCAGAATGGGATTGTTGGGCTGAATGGATGTCTGAAAATACACATGAAGCAGGTACATACTAATGAGTATTGTAAAATGTGAAGATTGTGATAAAAACATAGATATAGATTATGGAAAAGCTACAGATTTATTTAAAGATGGATCTATATGGATGTGTGATTATTGCTATCAAGAATATAAACAAGGAGAAACTGATGAATGAAACAGTATATGATGCAATGTATATAATAGATGTAATATCAGATTCTGGCTTTAAAATAGTATTATTAATGATAATATTTAAATATGTTAAGGAGAAGCTAAGATGAGTGAAGCACATGATGCCCTATTACATAAATTTATGGATAGAAATGGGGAATTGACTAAAGAAATTGAAAAAATACAGGAAATTGTTGAAAAATGTATTTCAGAAAAAAAGATACACGATAGAGATGATGAATACTTTATTTACTATATTATAAGAGATATATGTTATAAAGCATTACTTTAATCTTACAATGCAGTAAAAAAGAAAGGGTTATGATGGAATCACCACCAATGTGTGTAATATGTAAAAAAACAGCAGTATTAACAAATAATGATATACCTTATTGCGTAAAACATTATATAAAGGAGATAAAAAATGAATCCATATCAAGAAATAAGGAAAGTACCACTTGATTATAGTGGGATACAATCATCAGCTTATTCTGTTCAAAGATACGATGAGAAAAAGGGATGGAAAGAAGCAGGTGTAGTAGGACAAAACTATATGTTACTACCTAATCAAGAAGTTAAAGATATAGCAGATAACTTACTAGATAGCGCATATATAGATTTTGAATTAGATAAAGAGTTTTTTAATGGTAAGAACTTTATGTTAGCATATAAAGCGGTAGATAGCATAGCAACTATTGATCATACAGCTAAAGATGAGGATATAGATAAGATAAATCTAGGCATTCAATTTTGGAATAGCTATGATGGATCAAGATCATTTGGATTCTCATTAATGTTATATAGATTAATATGTACCAATGGAATGATGAGTAAGCAATATCTACAGAATCATAGATTTAGACATGCACCTGGTTCTGAAGATTGGAACACGCAATTGGAATCTATGGTACATTTAATAAATCTGACACAAGATGGAGATAATATCAGTGTAAATACTATGATCAATGGTATAAAAGATCTAAATACTCGCATTATAGACATTGAAGAAATCAGTAATATTAGACACAATCATCTTAAAGATATACCAACAGGTATATGGGGTGAAATTGTAGATAAATTTACTGATCCTCGTGGTGATTATCATGATACTAGCAATGGTTGGGGCTTACTTAATTCTGCTACAGATATATTGTGGCATAAAGAAAAGCCAACGCTTGCATCTTATAATCACAATGCTATTATAACAGATGGTTTAATAAATGCAATTAGTGCTTAAATAATAATTATGAGAGTATAATAAAGATAGGGAGCCCATGAGACTGTTCGCACAAGGGAGTGGTATGCTACTAGTCATCGAAAGTCTAACTGCAGTAATTCGAGTAGGTTATACTCTCATACAACTTAAGGAGATAAAGAAATAATAAGATGAAAAAGATGAGTGAATCTAAAAAGAAAAGATTACTTGAATGGCTTAAGAGACAACCAAAGAAAGACAAAGGTAGAAATACTAAACCAGCAATGACTAATAAATATGGAAAAGTAATTCAATTAAATAAGGAGATAAAATGAGTAAAATTGACGAAATAAGAAATTTAATATCAAATCTAGATAATATAGATGATTTAAATACTATTAAAGAAATAGTTATGAATCAAAGAAAATATCTAGCTAAGAAAAATGCTTTTAATCTAATTAAAGGTGATAAAGTTAAAATAACAGGTTCTGGTAAAATAAAAGAAGGTATTATTGAGAAGATAAATAGAACTAGAGCTATAGTTATGGTAGGAGATACAGGATGGAATGTTCCATTTGAAATGATAAGAAAGGATGTGTCAAATGCAAGATAAAGTAACTGAAGAAGAGTTTGCTCAATATAGAGATGTTCAAGATAGTGGTATGTTTAATATGTTTAGCCCACAAGCAAGAGAAATGACAACATTGTCAAAAGATCAGTGGATATATATATTAAGAAATTATGATGAACTAAGAGAGAAATATGAATGAGGAATATTGGTTAGATAAAGCAGATGTATGGATAGAAAATCAAATTAAAGGAGATTATGATGGCAAACAAGACAGAAACAGCAAAAAAGTCAATGGAAAAATCATCAGAACCCGCAATTGGGTCACAAGAATGGGTAAGAAACTGGATGGAAGAAAGAAAAGTTCACAGAATGAACAAAGCAAAATCATTAAAAGACTTAGCAGCATATCTAAGAGAACTAGGATATAAATATATAAGAGTATGGTATGAAGGTGCTGGTGATAGTGGTGAATGTTTTCATGCAGAAGGTTGGAAAGAAGAAATAAATCTAGAAAGCAAGGATAGTAAAGGTTATTATCCAGATATATATCAATCTAAACGTTGGAATTATGATAAAGAAGAAGATTTTGATGAATGGAAAGGTATGACTAGAAATCAAAGAGATCTAGAAAAGTCTTATGATTTATTCAGAGAGAATCATCCAGATCGAAACTTAAACTCTGAATTACACTATGAGCTTGTTGAAATAGTAGATTATGATTGGTATAATAATGAAGGTGGACAAGGTGAAGTAGTATGGGATTTACAGAAAGAAGAGTTTCGTGTAGATGGGCAACAAAATAGATACGCAGCTGTAGATGTAAAAGAAACATACTTTATGAATGGTATGGCACCTGAAACTTGGTATGGTGATGAGGTTTATGAAAGATGAAGTCAGTTCATCATTGTAAATCAAGTGTAAGATTATTTGGTGGTAGGGTAGGAGACTATCACCGAATACATGCATGGTTTGATGAAACAAAAGATCATTATGCTGATATTAGGCATAGAGCTTTAAGACATCATACTCAAGGTATTAAAGAGTGTGAAATGAAATTTGGAATAGTAATCAATAACTCTGATGGTAAAGATATACCAGTACGCTCGATTGCAGAGCAACACATAAGAGAGGATTTAGGATTTATTCCAACAGTTCAGGATTGGCTTAAAAATATCAAACCTGTATCTTGGATGGCAAGTACCAAGAAGAATACTTTAAAGAAAATGAATCTGATGTAAAATTACAAGTATGCAACTAGTTTAGTAGCAGTCCTGAGAAGTTGCACTAAGTTTATTCCAGGAACTTTTGGTTAATATTAGTAATATGTCTAGAACCCAAAAGCACTACTATTAAACGAAAAAAAAGCTTGTATAAATTAAGGGAGCAATGTAGCGTGGATATCCTGACATCTAACTAAAAGTAACGTGTTGGACTTGTTCCCTTAATAAATTTAATGTAGCCATGTCAGTCACGGAGATCAGTTGGCCCTAATCTCTAAGAGATCCTGTATGGCGCTGTATTAACTAAGCTGAATAAGCCCAGCCGATTTAGGGTTACAGTTGCATTGGCTACATTAAATAACTTGTAATATTTGTCCGCTTTTAGTAAATTATAAACCCCTCAACAAAGGAGAAATCAATGGAAGAAAAAGAAGTATCCACAGGGATAACTGTCCCTAAAGAAGTATTTAAAGAAAGAAGAAAGGAAGCATGGAAATCACAAAATATAGATAAATTATCAGGATCATTAGCTAAAGCTCAAGCTGAAATGAAGGGTGCTAAAGCAAAAGCTACTAATCCCTTCTTTAAATCTAATTATGCTGATTTACATACTGTTATTGAATCTTCTTTACCATATTTAAATAAGTATGGACTTTCTATTGTTCAAGGTCATGATAAAGATCAGTCAGGTACATTTTATGTAACTACTACATTATTACATGAATCAGGACAATGGATCAAATCTAGATTGCAAATGCCTATTGGAGGAAAGAAAGATGCACAAGCAGTTGGTGCAACTACAACATATGCAAGAAGATTTGCTTTATCTGCAATGGTAGGTATAGCACAAACAGACGATGATGGTGAGTCATTATCTGATAGAGCAATTAAACAAAGGAGTTAATATGGCAATAAAAACAATGTCAGCTTCCCAAGGCGGAAGTAAGTTTGAAGAAGGATGGCACGAAGTCGTTATATCTAAAGCTGAATATGGTACATATGAATCAAATGTTCCTGATACAAATGCTAAAAGATATATAGATCTATGGTTTGAAGACTATCCTGACAATATGAATCTTCGTGCTTATGAAGTATTTAATAAGACAACTAAAGAAGAGTTCAAAATAGCTAATATCTTTAGATATGCTAATGCTGGTATAGTAGGGGTACTTAAAGATCCTAATGGCAAACATCCGTTAATTCAATTTGATGATGAGGCTTCTGGATTAATAGGTAAAATAGTTAATATATATGTCTATAAAGAGAATAAATCAGGTAACAATTATTCTCGTGTATTTGATAGTATAGCACCTATCCCACAAGAAGGAACTCACTTGTCTTATAAAGTAACAGATGTTGATTCTATTAAAGCTGGAGTAGAAAAGAAAGTTAAAAGTATGTTAGAAGCAACTGCTCCAAGTGTTCCAAATGGAATTCCTGATTCAAGTGAACCATTCGCTAATCAATTTTAGGATGACCTGGATTAGTCAGGTTTACTAATATCCTAAATATTCTGTTGGGAATCGGTAACGAAATGCGGGTAGAGCAACACGGGTGTCGTGTCAGAATAAACAAACTTAAAGGAGAAATTATGACAGTTAGAAAACATATAGCTAAAAAGTTAATGAGTCTTTCAAAGGCAGGTTTAACAACATTTAAAACTTCAGATATACAGGAATTAGCATATATAGGTAAACATGATTATGGCAAATTCTTAGGTAGTTCTGAAACATATACTAGAGAGTTTAGAAGAATGAGAACTGATGGTATATTAAAAGTTAAAAAACTAGATAGAGTTAATAAGCAGCAAATATGGGCGTTACAATCAATTGAATTCTAGGAGATAATATGATAAAAGAGTATGCATTTGGATTAGCTAATAGGCATCACTTTGGAGATATAAATGATGTAGAAAAATACGCAGGTATGGCTCAAGATACATTTATGTCTTTATGGGATTATGATGGGCATGTAGTTGATTTTGTTAAAGAGAAAGGAAGTTTATCTGGATATGATGGTATATTGTATATGCCAGATGAATTTATATTAGATGTTGATGGAGCGAATCCAAAACAAGCTAAAGATAAAACTATAGGATTAACTATAGAGCTAGATGATTTATGTGTACCTTATCGTATATACTTTTCAGGAACAGGGTTTCATTTAGGAATACCAGGTGATGCTTTCAGATGGAAGCCATGTCCAGACTTGCATTTAAAAGTTAAGGATGAATTAAAAGCTAGAGGTATTTATGAATACGCTGATCCATCAGTATCCGACAAGACAAGAATCATCAGAGTAATAAATACATTAAATAGTAAATCTAAATTATGGAAAATACCAATAAGTTTAGAAGAATTGCATAATCCAATAGATGATATACAAAAATTGGCTAAAACTAAAAGATCTGCTCCTAAATGGGCTGATCTGGAATGTGAGCCAGTATTTGATGTATTAGAAAGAAAGTCAGTTGCAAGTGATAAAAAGTTTGAAGCTGTATCATTAGGAAAGAATCCAGATCCAGTATGGTATCCATGTATTCAAAAAATGATGGAAGGTGGAGCTCAAGGATCAAGACACCAGCTCGCTTTAAGAGTAGGTGCTTTCTTAAGATGGAGATATCCAGAACATGTTGTTAGATTAGTGATGGAAGATTGGAGACAAAGAGTAGATCTTAAATCTCATCCTTTTACTAAAGCAGAAATGGATAAAATAGTTACTGATTGCTATGAAGGACATAATGGAAATGGTTATAATTATGGCTGTACAGATGTACATATGGACAAACATTGTCAATCAACTTGCAGGTTATATAAATCAAAAGCATCACAACATACTATGGATGCTCAAACAATGGAAAAAGAATTAGTTGAATTCTTAAATAGAAATCATAATCCTATTGACATAGGTGAACCTTATGGTCAAACATTCCCTGTTTATCCAGGTGAAGTTGTGATATTACAAGCTCCTCCAAAATCTATGAAGACTATGTTATTGCAAAATCTAGTAAATAGGTTTAAACGAAATACATATTTTATTGAAATGGAGATGAGCCCAAGACAAATGTGGATGAGATTTGTTATGATAGAAAACAAATGGTCAGAAGAAGAGTTAAAAGATTACTATAGTAAATATGCTAATGGAATAAGTAAAAGTTTTGATTGGCTAACAGTTGATTATAGTAGTTGCTATCCACACGAATTACATAAAAGAATATTAATGCTACCGAGAAAGCCTGAGATAGTTGTTGTAGATCATATGGGCTTGTTTAAATCTCAAAAGAGTGATAATAATATGAAAGTAGAAGAAGTTTCTCAATCATTAATGGAACTTGCTGTACAAAATAACATCATTGTATTTGCTGTATCAGAAATAACTAAATCAGCATTTAACGATGGAATGAATATAGCTAGTTCTAAAGGCTCTTTTAGGGTTGCTTATAATGCAAATAAAGTTTTATCTTTAACACCGTTTAAAGATGAGAACAATTTGATAAAATCATTGCATTTAGAATGTACTGCAAATAGAGAAAGAGAAAATCTCGATGTTCATTTGCCAGTAAATAATGCATTAATAGGATAATTCTATTACAGCAATAATAGATAAGTCGGAAGAGATTAGAGAGCCAATAACTGGTCCTGTAAGTCCTTAGCAGACTGCAGAAACTCAATGAGGCAAAGGAATATGTGAGGCTCTCTAGTTGACAGAAAGGAAAAAAATGGCAAAATTACCAGAAGAATTAAAAGTATTTAGAAAAGTATTGAGAAAGGTATATAGAATTACCTTTGGAAAGAAGAATAGGAAGAAAAAATGAAAGTTGGAAAATGCACAAATTGTGGACACCCTATGGGTATTTCAGAATGTTCGGCAATGTGTAGAAATTGCGGGTTAAGTTATGGCTGAGATTTAGAAATGTCTAGGGTAGACATAAAATTAACAAAAGATCTAATGAATATTAAGGAGAGAAAAGATGACACAGGCACAAATGCAGAGCTTAGTGAAGAGAATATTTCTCGACATTCAAGCAACAAGAGCAGCAGGACAAAAAGAGTACGCCAGGAATAAAGATAATGCTTTTGCTAACTTTGAAAGAATAGCAGAACAAACAAATATAGATAGAAAAACTGTATTATGGATCTATTTTATGAAACATGTAGATGGAATAAGTTCTTATTTAGAAGGACATAAATCTCAAAGAGAAGATGTCAGAGGAAGAATAACAGATGCTATAGTATATTTGTGTTTATTATGGGGGATGATTTTAGATGAGAGCGAGTGAATATATCCATTGGTTAACAAGAACTGATATAGGAATGGCTGTTAATCCTAAAGCTAATGACTATTTTTACTTTACACCAAAAATGATTCATAAAAGAGAAAGATATTTATATCAATGTAAACTGAAGGGCAGAAAGCCTGTAAAATAAGGAGATAAAATGGCAAATAAAAAAGAAACTAAACCTAAAAAAGAAGCATTTAAGATGAGTCGTGAAAGATATGATGAATTATGGGATGTGATAGATGAAATTCAAGAAAATTTAGATTTCATTAACACTAGATTGCTTAGAGTAATGGATAGAATGGGGTTAGAATAATGGCTAATAAAAAGAAACCTACCATAATGGAGTTAAAAAATGTTGTAGAAAACATAATAATGAAAGTATCTCAAATGGATCAGCAAATAAATAAAGTTGATTCAGCATTATGGACATATATTAAGTTCAATAAACATGAGAAAAAGTGGATGGATCATGTTAATAAGCAAATGGAGAAATTAAAAAAGGAGGCTGAAAATGAGTCGAAATCAGGAAGCGATGATGGAAATACAAAGGTTAAATCAAGAAAACAAAAAGCTTCATAATGAAATCAAAGAACTAAAGAATATAATAAATAGTTTAAATTCTTACAATAAGCCTATAAGACAACCTAATAAATCTATAGAGCCTATAAAAAGAGCTGCTGATGAAGCATTAAAAAGAAATTTTCAAAGAATAAGAAAGGAGCTAGAAAATGCCAAGCAAAAACAAAGCAAGAGGCAATAGATTAGAGCGATTAGTTGTTAATCAGGCTAAAGAAGCAGGAATAGATTCTATAAGAGCATATGCTAGTAATGGACTTTCTTTAGGTGAAGCGGAAGATGTTGATGTTAAAATAGGAAGGTTTAAGGGTCAATGTAAGATGCGTAAAAAGATTGCATCATTTATGAAACCACCTGAAAGCTGTGATATAGCCTTGATTAAAGAAGATAGAGAGGATACTTTAGTTGTTATAAGATATCAAGACTTTCTAGATATGTTAAATCATCTCGAAGAGGAGTATTATGAATAATTATCTAAAGTACTATAAAGAAGATGGCTTTATTCTATTAATCATGTTTCCATTTGCAATAGAAATATTTTATCTTGATGAAATATCTATTCAATTTGATGTATTATCTATAGGATTTCATATAGGTATTAAAAGAAGTGGTCTTTGGTAATAATTATAATGTGTGGGTAAGGTGCTCCTTCTTTTAATCTACCTTACCTGCACTAAATTGTTCTAATAGTTGTAAAGATCTATCTAAATCGCTATTAGGAACTACTCCTAAATATTTCTTCTTTGTTTTTCTTTTATCTGGTTCTTTTCCAAATATCAATTCATGCCTTTTCTTAGTTGTTGCACTAGGGTATAATTTAAGAGTATGCATAAATAAATCTCTACCTCTACCTGATTTTAAAGCTGGTATAGTTTTATTCTTTAATACTCCCCATGCAGTAGAATATTGATAAGCAGCATATAATTCAGTTAGTTTGTCATCATCGTCAGCAAAGTCTACATTACCAAATAAAATCTTATTTAAATCACTATGCTCTATATCTATAATACCACCTACAATACCTAAATGCTTCATTGTACCTATAGTGGGCCCAGTAAATTCAGATAATAAACCAAAAGTACCTCTATCTGGATTGTCAAATTCAGTAAGATCAGTAATTACTCTACCTAATCTTTCTTGAGTTTCATTTTCAAATATATTAGTTAGATCTGTATTAGTTATAGCACCTATTAAACCTAGCAGTGCAGAAACACCACCATATCTAAGAAGATATTGTAATTCTTGAGATGAACCTAATCCTTGTTTAGCTTTAATAGAATTCATAGCTCCTTTTAAAGAAGACCAATGTGATTCCATTAGAGACATTGGGTAATGCATTAAGTGAAATGCTATTTCAGAACCAGCCCCCATTACTCCACTAGTAAGTTTTTTAGCAATAACACCTTGATTCTCTATAGTATCTATAGTTCTCCATTCACCTCTAACCATCTTTGCTTTACCATGAGCAGCATATTCATAAGCCCAACCATTAACCATTTTTAAAGCATGAGCAGTAGCCATTCTTTGAGATGTTTGAGGATCATATCCCATTCCATTTAATTGCATCCATTTTTGATGAAAAGCTGTACGAAACATCCATTTACGCTGATTATTTTCAGTTATTCTATGAAAAAATAAAGCTTTATCTAAAGTCCAAGATCCAGCATTAGCTAAATAATCTTTTAATTTAGAACCTCCATTTTTTAATTGTCCACTTATAGGATCAAATGAAATTCTACCACTTCTAAGATCTCTTTGGCTTATTAGACCTTCACTATATAACTCTGAAGCTGCATCAGTAAATAAGAATCCTTGTTCTTTTTCAACTGCTTCTAATATTCTTGAGAATTCTCCTCTCTCATTTACAGCTTTCACAGCTCTGCCTAATGTTGAGAATCCTACACGACTATAAAAATGTATAGCACTAGCTGCATTCTTTACAGCTCCTGTTATATTTAATCCCATAGTACGAGCTGTTTGTAAAGCATTTAAAGTAGTAACTGCTTTATTAGCCCAATCTGCTCTACCAGCTGTTCCTTTTGTAAATACAGTATATTGTTCATCAATAAAAGTTTTTAAACCTTTGATAAATTTTGTATTTGAATTAGGCATTTCTCTTATAGATTCTAAATAAGATTTTTGAGTATATACTAATTTATTAAAAGCTACGGCTTGATTTCCATATTCAGAAATTACCAATAATGGATCTTTCTCCCAATATTGTTTAATACGAGGGTTCCTTCCTTTAGCAGGATCTGGAATCCTAGATAAATTAATAGTTGAAATAATATCATTAACAATATTTTCATAAGCAGCTTCTTTACCTATAGCATTTTCATTCATAGCTTTATTCATAGCTTCTTTTAATTGAACCACATTTTCAAAACTTGCATGAGGGAAATATCCACCTTTTTTTAATCCAATTTGAATGTTTTCTATTGAACCATCTATAGCTTCTAATAACTTTTTAGCTTTAGGGTTAGTCATAGCTAATTTTATATCTGAAGTCCCAGTATATTTAACAGCAACTATTTGTTGTAGTCCTTGCAAGCCTCTTACAAATACATTCCCCATCTCATTTAAGCTTACTCTAGCTTCTTTTACAGCCTCCACTACATGAGCATTATAGCTTCTAAGTCTATTATAATTTGGATTTTCAGTGCCATCTTCTAAAAATTCCCTTGTATCTTTAAAATCTTTTTTACGAACATTTTTTAAATTTTCTCCAACTAAATCTTTAGGCATGTGAATCAATTCAATAAACTGCCTAATAGTCTCACCTTTATCGCTTTTAATAAATTTTTCCATTTCACCTATATATTCAACTTGAGTTCTTTCATCAGGAGCTTCAGCCATTTTTCTTCTTATTTCTCTTAATTTCTGCACAGCAGGACTCTCAGCTCCTTTTCCTTTATAAATAGATTCAAAACTTGTTTTAACTTTTTTGCCAACTTTATCAACCATACCTACTTGCCCTGATGTTAAGTAAGCTTCGGTTAAATGATCTGCAATCTTACCATTGCTACTCATTAAACTATTAATATTAGTACGCTCAGTATCAATTATTTTATTTAATTCTAATTGAAATTTTCTAGCAGTAGGATCCTGCTTAGATATTCCTTCTGGCACTATAAAAGCATAATTTCCAAATTTTCCTTTTAATCTTTTATCATATGCATCTATTTCAACTTTAATTCTTCTAACAAGGTCTTTAGGTAGGGGAACATTACTGTCTATAGGAAGTTCTAATTGATGCCATACAAAATCTTTAAAGACTCTATGCGCTACATCATTGTTAAAATTACCATTATAATCGGTAAATCTATCAAATACAGCTCTTTTTTTATTTCCAAATTTATCTGCATATAAGAAATATTTATAGAGCTCATCTGTAGTATCTCGCCATTTAGATAATTCCTTGCTTGAAACATTGCATATAGCCATTAACATCCTCCTTCACTTGGATTATTCTTTGCTTCATTTTCATGAAAGCTTTTTACTTTATTCTCTCTTCTTATTCCAATTTTAGTATCACCATTTACATTGTCTAAAATATCTAAAACAAACTCTTGACCTCTTCCTTTAGGTGCAGCACCTTCCATAATTTTATCCAAATATATAGAATGGAAAAAGAATCCTTGATATTTTGATAAGGTTCTAGCCATACCTGCTTTATTACCTAATGCATCATAATCTATCCCATCTGAATACATTCTGTCATATGGTGAAGCATCTGGATTTCTTTGCTCACCCCTAGCATATGCCTCCATATCTCTAACAATTCTTTGAGTCCAACCTTCTCTACCACTCTTATTAGCCCACATCATAGCCTTTTTAACGAGGTTTACATTTGTTTTAAATACAGGCCTACCTCCATCATAATCTCCATAAAATTGATTAGCTATTGGTTGAGGCTGTATTAAATAATTTAGTATAGCATCTTCAGGAATATACTTATCTTTAACAGAATTTCTAAAATCAGATACAAGTTGATCTATCTCTCTTATTTGTCTAGAAGATTCTACAGCATATAACATATCCTTTAATACCACATTGCTCATAGCATTGATATTTGTAGATACTTGACCATAATTTAAAGAAGCCCTTACATTTCTAGCTTGCTCAACAAATTGACCAACATTTTCTTTTAAAAATGATTCAGGCAACATATCATATCCAGTTGTGGCTTCAAATAAAGCATCTGCATACTTTGCACTATTTGCATCTAAATATTCACCACCATATTTATTAGGGTTTTTATCTACAATATAAGTATATCCTTTTCTAAGTCTTAATGAACCAACTCTATTTTTATATCCATCTTTTGTTTGTCCATAATAACCTATAAACTTTAATTGATTGAAAGGTATTTGCTTATCTCCTTCAGATGTTGATTGAGTAACCATATTCCAAAAACTTTTATCTTTAGTATCTGGAGCTTCAGTAATCTTAACATCTCCCTTTAAACTATATATAGCTACTCTTTGCCCAGGTTTTAAACCTAATTTCTGAATAGAAGCAAATCTCATACTACGATTTTTAGGTCCTTGTATAATTTGAATATTTGGATTTTCTAAAAGCATTCCTTTAGATCTAGTAATCCCCATAATATTTATACCAGTTTGTATATTATGCAATCTATCAACTAACTTATTTATTTTCATAGGATCAGTAAAGGGTTGACTATTAAAATATTCTAATCTATTTACTAAATTTGCATGTTGCTTATTTAGCATAGTATTTAATATTCCAGCATTTAACATATTTTTATATGTTCGTCCATTTTTATTTCCAAACGAAGTTGCATCAAATACATAATCTCCTCTAGAAACATCATCTATAATCTGCTTATGACTTTCTCCAAAAGCTCTTCTTGTTTCTATATAGCTCTCCATATTCCTAACAAAATATCCAGCTCCATCATATAAATTTGTTTTATTTTCTGTTGCAATTTCTCTAGGAAGCCTCATTCCTTCATAGTTCCAATCCCAATAATGCTTATTTTCTAATATTCTACTTAAAGTATAGCCAGCTATAGATTCCTTAAAAGCTGCTTTATAGCCTTCAATACCAGTTATCCCTTTCCAATTGAATATTTTATTCATTGACTGGTCAGCTAAACCTTTTCTTATATCATCAAAATACCTGCTTTTTTTCTCAGCACTATACAAATCAGCTCTACTATCTGGAAAAAATATTTCAAAATATTCACTTTTTAATCGGTTTGCAAGTTCTGATGATTCATATTTATTTGCAATAAAGATTTTTCTTCTCATTTTAGAGGCTAAATAAGTAGTAGGATTTTCAAATAATCTTTTTATATCATAATAATAGTCTTTTAATTCATCTGGCTCTGGAACTCTTTGCCCTCTTTCATCCCAAGTTTCATTATTAACTTTATTTGCCTGTTTTAAAGTTCTAATAATTTCTTTAAATATTTCCTTCTTTAAAAAACTGTCTCTTATATTTTTATTAAAATTTCCTGATAAAAGATTAGCCGCATTATCTACATGTTTTGCAAAAGATAGGTCGCCTCTCATTAACTTTAAACTTTCTTTAGCTTTCGTATTTAAGGAAGAAGGAACTTCTCCAAAAAATATAAAGTTTTCTAAAAGAGTTTTATCAGCCATTATAGGATGCTTGCCTCCATGGATATCAACTGAATTTTGAACAGTGTCCATAAATTTATCTAATATTGCAAGATCTTTAAGATTTACATCAATAAGGTTCTCAGTGTAATTTTCAAACTTATCTGTAGGTTTCCTCCTAGCTTGAAATCCAACTCTATTCATCCATCCTATTGCACTTCTTGCTCCCACAACAGTACCTATAATCATTTTTGAATTATGCAACTTATTGGAATATTCATGGAATCCAACATTATTTGCAACTTCTCCAGCTTGCCCTTGCTCTCCAATTCCAAAAGGATTTAATAACTCACGGGTTAAGGACTCTGATTTATTAAACATATAAAAATCGGTTTTTTGTCCATTTTCCTTCAAGAACCCTTTAAAGCTTTCCCAGGGTAGCTTATTATGAGAATACAAGTGATCTCCATCATTGTCTCTTTGTAAAGCTGTTCTTAAATCATATGAATTAACCTCAACTAATCCATCCATTCCTTCTGAATATCCCTGAATTCTGAAAACTACTTTATCATGACTTATATTAGGAATGGCATGAGACATATTTGCTAGTTCTATATTTTGATCCTTTATAGTTTTCCAAAATTTTTGTTTAGTAAAGTCTAATACAAAACCATCCTTTGTTATTTTTTCACCTTTAAGAAGTTTTACTAAATCTAAGCCATTTAATGAATGCCTAGATACTATCTTTTCAATGCTTTCTAAAGCTTGTTCTACAGATTTACTTTTTAAAGATTTTTTAGATATTGCTATCTCTGATTCAGCGCCTTTAGAATCAACTCCTTTTAATCTTAGAGTTCCTTTAGAATCAATAGCATCATATAAGCTACTAGCATATCTAAAGTTATTTTGCCTATCCTTACTTATAACAATATCAACTCCATTTTCATCTCTAAATATGAATTTTTCAGTTTTAAGGCTAGTTGTTCCTGCTTCTAAATAATCTCCTAATTGATAATTTTTCAAAGTATTTGTATTAAATTTAATACCTCCGTGTTGCATGGACCTTCTAGTGAGTTGATTACCTTCAGAATTAAATACCTTGACATTTAAAGGATTTGATAAATCTTTCAATACATTAGGTGTTATAAAATTATCTTCACCCCCAACTACAGCATGTTGTTTTAATACTCTAAAATCTCCTTCTCTTACAATTCTTCTTAAAGCTGGACTTACTATTACATTATTAGGATCAGCTCCCATTCTAAATAAAGTTTTTATTACACCAGCTTCTCCTTGTTCCATAAAGTTGCCAGATTCTTCTTGTACTTCATACATATATCTAGCCAACTTACCTCCATCTCCATGCAAAGATCCCCATTCTCTATTTATATCAGATATTTTTTGATCAATCCTCATAAATGTTCTAGCCTGATCAACAGATAAGCTATTTTGTAAATCAAAAATAGATGGAGAAAGATTTATTTTTTTAGCATTTTTAGAAGTAAACGAAACCCCCATACTTCCTGTAGGTATTGTCATAGTATAGTCTGCCAACAAAGATCTAGTATTAGCGCCTAAGTTTAAGCTTGCTTCTACACCACGGCTTAAATCTAAAGTTTTTAATTTAGTTCCATTTAAATTAACACCACTATAATCTTTAGCAGATGTAGTAGGAATAAATATATCCGCACCTGCATTGGTCATAAATTTAGATACTTCAGGGTGATATACAGAATAGCCTTTTCCTAATAGCTGATTGCTTGAAATTAGATTCCCATTAGCATCTACTCCATCTACTGCAAATATTACAGTTTTTGCGCCATTAGGACTATCCATAAAGTCATTATTTAGCATCCCCTTTTGAGCCATAAGCTTTATCATTTTACCATAGCTTAAAAACTTGACTCCATCAAAAAGAGAATTGTCTAATGATTCTATTTCATTTAATTCATTAAAAGACTTTCTCATTATTCTTCGCAAATCTTTAGGAGTGTTTGGATCAACTACAATATCATTATATGCATTTTCAACTATTCTTCGTATGCTTAAATCTTGATTTCTATAATTGTCTTTGCTTTCTGCTGGCCCATCATTTCCAATTATTACACGATCTCCTTTATTAGTAAGCTCTCTTGCTGCTTGACCTCTAACTGTAACATCAGGATGATATTTTGTCAACCAATTATTAACTTGTGCACTTTCTGGTTGAGTAGTTCCACCATCAGATAAATTTGCTATTTTATACATTTTTTGTGCTATATTTGTAGAATTTAAAGCTGGGTCTCTTAAAGCTTGTACATATAAATCAAACTGTCTTCTAGAACCTTGACTTTCAAGATACATCATCATTAATTTTAATTCTATATCAGATCTAGTATCATTTGCTTTGTTTTTCAAATGACCAAAAACTCTTTTAAATTCTGTTGCTAATACACCACTCTCATTTTCATATCTTCTTAAAGTTTTATCATACCAAGTTTCAAAATTTTTATCAAGTCTTTCTAAGTTCTTTTTGCTTCTTACAAAAACAACTTTATTTCTAGGAGAAACTCTAGCATATATTAAATTATCTTGCGGAGTCTTAAGAATCTCACCTATTTCAAATGGTTCAGCAACGCTTTCCATCGCTTTTATAACATCACGATTAGCCTTATTAACTCTAAAGCCATCTGCAATATATTGTTGTATAGCATCTGGGCTAACTTCTGTATCTATTGATTGATTTCTTAATTTGCCATTTCTTAAATAACTTACAGCATCTGTTAAATGAAAAACTTCATAACCTTGTTTTTTAAACCATTGATTACCTGGAGTTCCTATTGCAGAAGCTTCATTTTCAAATTGCAAAACAACTCTTTCATTTGCTTTTTGTGTAACGCCTGCTATATTAACTTTCTTTATAGGAGAGCTGTTTACTAAATTCATTATTAATTCTGAAGCATCTTTTTCTAAGAATTTATTCCAAGTTTTATCTTTTTCACTAATACTAATCTTATCATTTTGAAATATAAAATCTCTAACATGAGTTTCTAAGGCACGTTGTATTTGATCTGCATTTGTCGCTGTAGTTATATCTGCAAGAAAGTCCTTTTTTGGGTTCCCATCAACACCTAATAAATTATTATCTCTTAATATTTCTTGGACACTTCTATGATGTTCATGAATTTTGTTTCCTTCGTGCAGGGTTTCTCCTGACTTAATACTTTCATGGTTTAATGGATGATTTTCCTTACCAAAAGCAACAGCTCTATCTATACTTTGATTTAATTTTTCAATGATTTTTATACCATCTCTAAATGACCCACCATTATTTACTTGCTCAATCAACTCACTTAACTCTACTTTAGGCGCATTTTTACCTCTATATAATTGATTCCATTCTACAACAAATTTATCTACTAACATTTGAGCTTCAGCTTTATCTATACTAGTAAGAGCATTCTTGCTTTGAAGTAAGGCAGTATTCAATCTTACTATAGACTTATCTAATAAATTAATACCTTTGGCTTCACTCCTAATTAATTCGTGCAAAATAGTTTGTATCGGCTTTCCTAAATATTGCTCAAAACCATATACATCGCCCATTTGTTTTTGTTGCTCTGTTAATCTATTTTCAAAAGTACCTTCCCATTTTCCACTTTCTTTATTAATATCAGTCTTTAATAAATTAAGTCTAGTAATAATATCATTAATTTGATCTCTCACAACAGGATCTTTTATTTGCCCACTATCTGCTCCAGCTCTTGAAGAAACCTGAGTAACAAGCTGTCCCAATCTTTTACTTATTTCATCTATTTTTCCAATAGGATCTGTAACTTTAACTTTTCTACTTGGATCTACACCTTCAAGTACAGTATTAATCTCAACATCTAAATCTTTTAAATCCTTTCTTAATCCATGCAATGGCATGTTTTTTATATCAGAAGAAAGATCTTTTGCTCTACCCATTAAATCATTAACAGTCCTGTTTCCTAGAAAATCAACTACTCTTGTTAATGTCTCAATAGGAACTGTTTCTACATTCTTAGATCTTGAAACTGCATCAAAGACAAAGTCACCTTGTTGTACAAAGTCTCCTAAAATTTCTGTTATAAGTCTGTGGGACTCTAAAGCTTTTTCCATTACTTTTGGATCTTGTGTATCTCTAGCCATTTTTTTAACAGAGGCTAAATCAGGTATAGTTAGCTTTCCATCAGCAGGCGATTCTATAGCCCAGTTATTATTCCTTAAATAATGCAATAAATTAATTGCTCTTGGATCAGCTCCTTGAATCTTAAAAATTTGTTCCATCATTAATTCTCTTGTGCTACCATACCATGTTTCTAAATTTTTCATATCTGCTGGCAAATCTCTATATATATCTTTTTCATATCTAGCCATTAAAGCTTCCATATCATTTGAAGATATTTCTTTTGTTGATTTGTCTCCAGATCTACCACGTAGCATTGTTTTTCTTAGCTCAAAAATAGGTCTTAATACTTCTTTAGCAAATATCATTCTTTCTGACATTTCAAATTCTTTACTACCTTTTTGAGCATTAGGATCTATTCCTTTAAGTAAGTACTCATCGATGCTTTCTGCAAATCTCCCATCTTTCATTCTAAAGATGTTGTCAAAAGCTTCTAAAAAAACTTTATCAGTTTGAATTTCAGGATTCCCCTCGACTATTCTTAACAACCTATCTACTGCATCTACATTTTTAGATACAGCCATATGTTTAAAATAATGATTAGGTGTAGTTCCATCAACATCAAATACAGGATGTGTTGCTTTTAAATCATCCCCATACTGTTTTCCTAATATATCCATATATTTATCAACAATCTCAGAAACCCTTCTATCAAACTCTTCTGGTCTTAATCTGCTTTTTTGTATCAATTTGGCAATATCAACATCTTTAGCTTTCGATACATCAACTATTCCGCCTAATTTATTTAAAGCAATTAAGGCCTCATTTACCATCATTGAATTTCCATAATCAGTACCTTCGACTCCTTTAGCTAATCCAGCAGTTAATTTTTCAACTCCTTTAGTTTGACTTATAGGAAAGCCCAATTCAAAGCTAAGCTCAAGTAGCATTTCTTTATAAGTATTACTCATTTCTTTTGTAGTGATTTTATTAACTTCAGTCATTGTTCTTTGAAATCCTAAATCACCTACAGTCAAATCTTTTCCTTGAGCATTTTGCCTAACAATAACTTTATTTAGTCTATTTCCTATAGCCTCTAATGTCTTTGCATCTAAATGTTGAACTTTTATCTTAGTAGGATCAATGCTAGGGTCTTTAAAAGTTTGTATTAAATCATAAATTGGCTTAAACTCGGCTACTCTTGAATGCTTTATATTGTTCCAATCTCTTCCAGTAGGCAAAGATTTAGAGGCTTTTATAGCTTCATCAAATATCATTTCAATTTCTCTAGTAACTTTATTATTATAAAGTGTTGAACCCTCAGCCATGATATCAGCTTTTCGTTCTTTCATTCTTACGACATTTTCTATATTCTTAGTATTTACCCCTAATGTTCTTAAAGCTTCCATATATGGTGTAAATTCAGCGAAATAAGCCCTTTTAGCATCTCTACCCCATGCTCCTCTACCTTTTGTCATTATAGCAGCCATAAATAAATGTGAACCTAATTCTGGGCCTTCCATTGTTCCCCAAGCATCTTTATTTAATATCCAAGGATTCATTGATACTAAACCTACACCCATTCTAGGGATTGATTGTACTAAATCAATAGCATATTTTGGTCCCCACATTCTCAAAAGATCATTATTAACCTTAGCATTCATTTTTTTCAAAAGTTCTCTAACCTGATTCATAGGCATTTTAGATAAATCTTTAAGTATTTCAGATCCACCCATATACTCTTTTCCACCTATTTTCCAAGAAGTGTTTGCTAGTGAAGATCTGCTAAACAAGTCTTTATTTTGACCTCTTAGCATAACTCTAGCTAAATTCCTAACAACTTCCTCTCCATGTGCATCTTGCAATGCCTTGTAATTTGTATTTTTAAAGTTTCTAAATACATTTTTTATACCAGTGGTTAAATTGTCCTTACCACCACCAGGAATAGCTCTTATTAATGGAAAAGATAGAGCCATTATAGCTGAGTGACTTAGGCTTTCCATAGGATCAAAATCTTCACCATGAGCTAAAGCTTTTATTTTACCACTACCTAAACCGTGAATAGTCATTAATAGCATGTCTTGTGCAGCCATTCCTAAATATTTTGAAGTAACCTCTCTTAATTTACCAGGAGCTGAACCACCTAATATTCTTTCCACCCATTCAGCAACATCGTTTACATACTTTCCTTCTCCTAAATCATCTACAAATCTTTGTGCTAATTGATTGCTTTCAGATCGTGCTAACTTAACACCATTATCATCAAATGCTTTTCTTATAGCATATGAAGAACTATCTAGTAAATTTGCGCTAGCTCTTCTAGATGCATCTCCAGCTACATGCATATCTTTCATCCACTGAACGCTCATGTCATCTTTAGCTACTTTATTTAAACCAGTAAGTATATCATCTGAAAATAGCTTTCTTGCTTGATCTATAGATATATTTTGTTGTTGTGATAATTTATTTATTTGCTTAGTTACGATTTCAGCTGTATCTCTAGAGATATTATCAAATGAGGAAGTAGCTGCTTTAGTAACAGCTTTCTTAACCCAAGGATTACCTGCAACTTTAGCAACTTTACTTAAACCTTTACCTACTGCAGCAAATGGTCCTACATAAGGAATGAAGAAAGAACCACCTTCACCTACTACCCAACCAGCTCTTTCCCAACTATTCATATCTTCCCATTTTTTTTGTGGGCCTAATCCTGCAAGTTCAGATAAACCCCAAGTTACTCCTGAAGTAGCTCCCCATAAAGTGCTACCTAAAAAGTCCCATGCATTTCCACCTTGTGGAGTTTGTACATCTGGAGTTAAGTCTCTATATATACCTGTGCTAGGTGTTAAACGATTTTCACTTCTTTTTTGATTATTTACTAAATCAAAGTAATTATCTGGTAATGGCATTTAAATCTCCTAATTATTCTTCTATTTCTATTTTTGAAATATTACTTAAATGGTCTAAAGCGCTTTCTAATCCTACTATTCTATTAAGTTGTGCTAAGCCAAAGTCAGCTCCTGGTATCCAATCTTCAAAAAATTCAACTCCAGTAGCTTCAGAAATAGCGCTTCCTACAACATTAAGTGGAACTGTAAGGCCACCAGTACCACCAGCTCCGAAAGTCTCCCTGTAATCTCCAGAGCCTAAAAATTGAGTTTCTCCAGAACCACCGCCATAATAACCTTCAATAATATTTACTTCAGGAAATCCCAACCTATTTCTTTCTCCTGTAAATGTAGTTCTATCCTTAGCTATATCAAAAATTTTGCCCTCATCCCTATATTGCATACTTAGCTTTAAAATTTTAATTAAATTCATCATATTTTCATCAGGATTATCTAGATCTGGATTATCTTCTATTAACTTTCTAATATCTGAAATAACAGCATTTTTCCCTAATCTATCAGCTTCTTTTTGGAATTGAACAAATTCTTCTTTAGATAAATTTGAGTTAGGATTATTCGCTATTTGTTCTAATCTAGATTCGATTTCATAAACATTCCAAGCTTTTGATCCTGGCATTAAAGTGCCTTCCCATTCTTCAGCTGAATTAAGCTTATCCATTAAGTAACCGTAATAAGCTTTATAGTAAGATGGCATTCCTGAAGCCTCTATCTTCTCCCTAGAACCCATCATTTCAAATCCTGCTACAGAGGAACCAAATGATTGTTCACTTGCAAATAAAAAATTTCCTACTTTCGAATTAGGAATTCCTCTTAATTTAGTAAAATAAGTTCTTTGTATTGCCCAAGGAGTTACATCAGCGCCCATTCCTAAGCTTCCTGCTCCCATTAATGATGCAGTCAAAAAACCTGTACCTTCCATGCCAGTAGTAGCTACATCAAGCTTATTTTGCATCGTTCTTCCACCATAAAAAGAGCCCCCAATAAGCGGACGTTGAAACATAGGTGATGCTAATCCAGTGGCTTGCCTTGTTATATCTACATTCCCAATTAAAGTATTAGTAAAGTCTATAGCATCATCTGTATTCATTGATAAAAATTGATCAAAGTTTATAAAGTTATATATTTTTTCAGCATCTAATGTGCCATCTACCTCATTTAAGAAAACATACTCACCATTTACTTCATGAGAAAAAACATCTCTAACAACCCTTTTATCCATTTCTTTTATATCTTCTATGTCTATACCAGCTTGTATATTTAGATGATCCTTAACATATTCTTTTCCTAAATTCTCTCTATCTTCTTGAGAAGCGTTTTCTCCTAAAAGTTTATCTTCTACTAATTTAAACATTTCTTTAGTTGCAGTTTCATCTAACCCTGATGTATTTTCTTCAAAGTATTTAAATATTTCATCTTTAGTATTAAGTTCTTCTAAATTAAGTGAAAACACATCTAATCTATTTTCAGGACTTATTCCTGAACGCTCTTCTCTTAATTTTCCAATTTTAGTATAAGATTCTACTAAATTGCTATAAGCATGAGTAAAGCTAGGATGTGAGGCTAATACATTTCTTACAAGCTCTCCACTTCTTCCTGGATACGCTGTTATCATACCCATAAAATTTTCAACATTTCCTCCACTTTGTCCACTAAAATTTATAATTTCTGATATAGCTGAAGTAATTTCACCTTTAGTCATTCCTGGATTTCGATCCATAAATCCTGGGTTTTCAAGTGCAGAGTTCGCTAAGGCTAGAAGTTTTGCTTCATTTTCATCAGCATCATCTGTAAGTCCAATGCTTCCAATAATAGATGCATATGAACCTTTAGCTTGTTCTTCAAGTCCGCTTGTAATTAACCTAGCTTGCAAATCTCTATCAAGCATAGCATCTATTTTATCAGGAGGAGAAATCTCTTTAAAGTATTTTTTAGCTCCAGCTATTTCATATTCTGATAAACGTCTTTTAGATTGAGGTCCTTCATCGTCAGGATCATATTGAAAATCTTGAACAAACTTTTCAAATTCATGTGGTTGTAAAGTAGATAATAAGCCTCTATAATTTTGCAAGTTATCTTGTAATAAATTCTCTCCCCTTATAACTTGAGATTTTATATCTTTTAAAATATCTGTTTCATTTTGTATATCTTGTAATAAACTTTTTATACCTGTAAGATCATTATCTAATAGCTGTTTATGAGCATCTGTAATCTCATTACTACCAGTTGTCTTATATTCAGGGCTTATATTGTAAATATCTTTTAATGTAGTTTCATAAGAATCTCTTGCACGAGTAGCTTGTGTTAACTGATCATCTAAAAATCTAGCAGCAATTGCCTTATCTTGCATTTCTTTTTCTGTTTGCAATTCTAGTAATTTTAAAGTCTTATTTGTTTCGAGCTCTTTTTCTTTTAAGTCTTGAGCCATTATTAATTGTACTACTTGTGCTAATGCCATAATTTCTCCTAAATTTAGAAAGCTGCGGATACTATATTTGATGTAATATTTTCATACCAGTCATCCATTCCTCTACTTGCTACTAATTGTTGTTGTAAATCTTTTAATGTTGCATTTATTGAATCTGTTTCCTCTCTAAATTCTGAACCTATTGCTTCTCTATTTGCATCCAATTGTTTATCTAATTGGTCTAAAGACAAATCAGCGGTTTGCATAATTGTATCCGTTCCAGTTTCTCTCATGGTGCCTATAGCTCCTACATCTAAACCTTTAGTTGCTTTAATACCCCTTTGCACCGTTCCGCTTAAATTGTCGTAAGTGCCAGCTATACTCCTTTGCAATTCTTGAGTTCCAGAATGATAATTTTCTTGAAGTTTGTCTAAAGCATCATGTAACTCTAGCCCCATAATATCTTTAGTTTGACCTAAAGCAGAAATATTTTCTCTAATCTTTTTCTGTTGCTTTTTAACTTTATTTGCTTTTCCAAAAGAGGTTACAACATCCATAACTGCCTGTATCTCTGCAGGAACGTTAGCAACCTCTGAACCAATTTTTTCTATTACATTGCCTACTTTAGAACCTTCTCCAAAATTGGCTCCAACCCAATCCATGCCTTGACCAACATTTTGTATAAATTGCTGTCCAAAGTTTTGCGGTACTGGGTATTGAGAGTTTTGCGCATTTTGCAATGCAGGTATTTGTTTTCCAACAAAACTTCTAAATGGTCTAGGATCATCAATCAATGGAACTATTGGGTTGCCATGCAAATCTACTTGTTCTTTTGGAGAATATTCCCATTCTTTAGTATCTTTGTTCCATTTAGGCTTTTCTTTTGATAAATCAATACCATATTCTATTTTTATATTATTTAATAACAAATCTCCATAATTAGGAACAGTATCTATCAGCAAAGCTTCATCTAATGTTACTGCATAATCTTGACCTTGAATATTTCTCACTGCTTCGTGAGACTGATTTAAGCCCATTTCGAAAATTTGGTTTATACCTATAATGTCACCATTTTCATCCTTAGTAACAAATGTATCTAAGGGGTCCTCGTTTCTCCCTATTGATAAGGTTCTTACAGAATCTAATACATCTGGTGTAACTTTAAAATACTTAGTATCACCATCATTAGTTTTTACGCTTCCTATAAATACTTCATTATCTTCGTTATATTCTAAAGCCGTAGTAAATTCTCCTTCAAAAGTTTTTCCAAAATTTATTAAATCATTTTTTTGAATCCTGTCCTTACTTCTTTGTCTTAAATACGCTGATGTTGTAAGAGCCATTTCAGTTATACCCTGCAAATTTTCTGCAGATCTTTTTGATTCCTCTTGCATTCTTTCCAGTTGACTTTTTTCAGATGCTATATATTGTTGCCAATTTCTTATTGCCATAACGAATTCCTTAAATTAAGCCTTTTTTTCTGTAGTTAATTTAACATAAAAAGGTTGATTTTCTACTTTTATTTTTTTATAAATATTTGTTCCCGATTTTACAATCTCTTCTCTATTTGCACTTTTAGTGCTTAATCTGCTATCTGTTTTGCTATTTACAGTCCTTAAATTTGCTGTATGTCTAGCCATTCTTTCTGCTTTACTTTTCATTATTTTATACTCTTTTCTCTATATATTAAAGATATATCTCCTATTTCTAAATTAGATTTTCCATTATCAGATCCATCCTTTATAAGTATTTCTATATACTTTCCTTTAGATGAAGAAGATAATAATCCAGAAGATGTTAAACTTATTTCATTTATTCCATCAGATAAATTCCCAGAAAAAACATTTGTAAAGGATGTATGTGAATCATCTGTTCTTATCTGAACTACCATATTGCTACCATTTGTAGCAGTTATATAAAGCTTATAAAACTTTTTACGTTGTGCTATATTTCCACAATGAATCTTTCCTGTTTGTAATAACATACATCTATCTGTTACAGAAGAACTTCTTTGAGTTCCTATATATTCTATATTGCCATTTAATTCAAAAAAGCTAAATTGATCTTTGCCTGCAATTACATTTGTATCTGGTATTGAATTTGCTGAAGTAGTTATATGTCCTACCCAACTTCCTGTAATAAAACTAAAGAAGTATATAGCTGTAGCTGATTGCCATACATACAATATATTTCTTTTACTATCAAATCCTACAGCACAATTACTTCCATCAAATGTTTCTGTTTTTAACATACTATCGCTTAATGACTCTATTTGCTGTCCATTAAAGAAATATACTCCAGTGCTATTTACAAAAGCAACTCCTTCTCCTACTTTGCATACTTGTCTATGTTTACTTACTCCATAGTAATCAAAAGTAGCTTCTATAAACTCAATATCTTGAGCAACATTAATTATACTCAATTTATTATCTGAAAATACTAACAATCTATCTCCAGAAGATTCTAAAACATTTATAACCTCTCCCCCAAATTCTAAATCTATATATTGAGTATCAGGAAATGTAGCTTCTTTTCCAATAGTTGATTTCAATATTAATGATCCATCATATGCTTCAAATTGTGTAATAGATATATTTCCAGTGATCTTAGTTTCACTAGTAAAATTAGCTCCACTAATATTTAAAGTAGTTCCGCTAAATGCACCTACTGTATAAAGTCCGTCATTACTAGAACTTCCACTTATCAATATAAAGCCCGTAGATGCTGTAAATCCAGCATTTTCCCAAGTTCCAGTGCCTCTAACTAAAGTAGTATTACCATCCCCAAATATCAATGCATTTGTAGAAGTATCTATTAATTCATATTTTTTCTCTTTAGCGCAATTACCTATATAAGCCTGTCTACCTACAGTTGTAGATGATTTCCATAAACTATTAATAAATTCAGCATCATCTGGATAACCAGTTTCAAAAGTAAATGTAGATCTAATTGGTGGACTATCATATGAAAATGTAAAATAATCAGGCGTTCCAGTCACCCAATCTTCAAAGGTATCAGAAGTTATTGTTTTAACTCCTTTTGTATAATCATACTCAGCTAATAAAAAGAGATCTCCAGATTTAGCTCCAGCATCATCTAGATTTTGATAATAAATTTTACCTGCTCTAGAGGCACTAGGTTTATATATAGTAAAGGCTGCTGCTGCTTGAGTTCCTGTATAAGTAGTAGTATAAGCTGAAGCCAATGATTCTAGTTCATTTTTTAAAGTTGTTTGATAAATTGTATAGCTATTAGTATTCCAACCAAATGTTCCTGATTCAATAAAAGATATTTCTTTAACTTCTATAAAGGCATCTGTAGCATTTGTTCCACTATCACCTGTATATTGAGGGCCAACTCCTATAAATTTTACACCAGTATCACTGTAGTTACCACCTATTTGGCTATAACCATCAGCAGGTAAAATGATTCTAACAAATCCATTATCAGCTGATTTTTCATCAATTAATTCAGCGCTAATCTTCCAAACCTTTGCATCAGCATCACCATCTGCATGATCATATTTACATAAGTACTCTTCATTTGAACTTCTTGTAGATGCAAATATAAAAAATCCATCTAAATTAGTAGTACTTCTAACATATAATTCAACTGCTAAATCTTTGCCTGCTAAGTTTGGAAAGGTAGTTCCATAATGTCCATTTTGAGTTGCTCCTCCACTATAGTCTGAGTTTCCTCCTCTAAAATATATAAAGGCAGATCTTCCATCATCTGCTGTTTTCCAAAAATTTAATCTATCTGCAGTAATTGTTGAAACAGCTGACGAAGTAGAACTAAAATCAATTGCATCTCCAGATGAATCTGTAATTGTAACATTTGCTTCTATAGCGCCAGTAACATGACCGCCAGTATTATTTGCTGTATTAATTACATAACCATCTTCATTTTGATTTGTTTCTGTCCAAAAAGCCCATGATTCTCCAGCTTTTCCATTTCCAGGATTCTCTGCATCTAAAGTATATCTTATAACATCAGCTGGTCCAGTATTTCCTGTTGTAGAACCATCTCCAAGTGCAGTTGCATCCATGATTCTACCACCACTTAAATTATTTTGAGCTGCAGTTTTTCCTAAGAATACTAAAACATCATCTGATCTTTCTGATAAAGCAGCTGCATCTACTCCATCTACAATAGCTGATGCAGAGTCAGGATTTAAACTTCCTTGTTGTGGTGGATTAATAACATAATTTTCATTACCGCTATAATTAACAGCCTCTCCTATTTTATATACTCCTTGATTTTGATATAGAGTATCATTGTAAACTAAAACTTTTTCTGCTGTTGCTGTATTATTTGAATCTGCTGAAACTTTATCTGCATTTAAAGATGCTACGACTAAAGTAGCTTCATTAGTAGTACTACCTGGATCTACAAAAATAATTGTATCATCTACTTTGTAACCTGTTCCTCCTTCTACAATAACAAATGTTGGATTTCCACTTGATACTGTACAAGTTACTTTTATTCCAGTACCTGTTGGAACTTGAGCTCCACCGCTTTGATCTGCTTTTTGTGTAAAAGGTATAGAAGTTGTAGTATTCTCCCAACTTGCAGAAATAGTTAAGCTATCACAAGTAGCTACTCCAGATTGAGAAACTATTTGTGGATATTCGCCTACTACTTTACCCCTTCTATCTAAAAATAATTGATTACTAGTAACAACTTCATCACCAATAGTATTACCAGATTTATCCATAGGACTCCCTTGAGATCTTAAATCTGCAGCATCTGCATCCTTATTGATCCCTCCAACAAATCCATTTAATACTAGCGACTGTTTAGGCATTCTTTCCTTTCTTTATTTTATTGGGAGAGGCATGCGATGAGTGTGAACATGTTGCTTCCGTAAACAAAGGAGGTGCTGTAGTAGACCTCTCCCAATATCTTTTTGGTACAGTTATATATTCTGCTACCCTATACACTACTTTTTAGGCTTTAGCATATCGAATATAGGTTTAATGATAGTATCTAGGATAATATCATCTTTCTTACTTGGGCTAATCTTAACAATTTTCTCTAAGACCATGAATCCTAAAAGAACCCATTCCCAATTATTTGCTAACCATTCCATATATTTCTCCTTATTTTTTAACTAATTTAAGAACTTTATCAAGCTTCTTTTCAAGCTTTTTTTTATCTTTCTTAAAGTCATCTTTCATTTTCTTGACCTCTATATCAAGTTCATTAGGCTTCTCAACATAGTCTCTTATCGCATCTAACTTGTATGTTTTAAGTAGCTTATTCATTACTAATTCTAAAACTTTATTTATGATCATTCCCTGTAACATCTTTATTCTCCACTTTTTAAAAAAATATAACCTAAGCAAAAGGTTGTTGCAAATCCAGCCATAAAGGCTAAAGCGTGTTCTATGAACTCTAGAATCTCCAATTTAACCCAGTGCTTATGTTATATTCTTCTTTTCCATAATAAGACTGCTGTTTACCCTCAATAAATACCCCAATACGCTCACTTAGGTTGGTCCCTAGGAGAATGCCAACGTCGTATTGCATATCTTCCCCTTCGAAAGCCTTATCTGTCAAACCAACAGAGGCTGGGAAAACATTTACCCAGATATGGGAGTAATAACCATCACCACCCATGTAAAAATCTAGACCAACTAAAACAGATAATTCTGATTGCCAGTCCTTTGTCTTATTATCTTTATTATACATATGTACTACATGTGGATAGTGATATTCAAAAAATTCTTCATCACTACCAGCTATATATTGTCCATCGGGATTTTCCCAATAATAATTAATTTCTTCGTAATAATATATCCAATAACCTTCTTCAGTTTCAGGATCTGTCTCAATCCATACATAATAATCGTCTATAATTCCATTCTCATTAAGATCATGAAGAGGTACCATATAGTCTACAAAACCATACTCATATGCTAATTCCCACCACATACCTTCATAATCTAATATAGCAGGATGGCCATATATAGGATGTGCCTTAATCGCACCACCTAATGTTAAATTAAATCTTCCTGCTTTAAGCCTATATCTTACATCTAATGATGTAAATTGCAAATCTCTACTCTCTTTATCCACATAGGATATTTTTGCTGCCAAGTTCTTATTTGACCATTTAAGCCAATAATTTTGATCAGTGAACTCATTACCTTGGTGTCTTATAGAACTAAGCGAAAAAAGGTATTCTAGCCCTTCTACAGCCCCAAATAGAGCATTATCACTTAATTCTTCTTCCTCACCATCATAAAATACGTCTCTTTTTTGATATGGAAATAAAGCTATCTTTCTTAATCCTAAATTATACTTATAATCATCTTCTATACTATTCCCATTAATATAGGGAGTAGCCATTGAAGCAGAACAATAAATAGTAGCATTATCAAGAAAATTGCAAAAGATAAACGAAACATTTGCAACCAAAAATAAAGCAATTCTAGCCAGTCTTGCATACATTAAAATCTTCCTCCTTTTTCAACCTTTTTAAGTCGTTCTTCATAATCATTTAATTTAGTTTCTATATTATCTAAACTATTACTTAAATTGCTAATAGAGTTCTCTAAGCTAGATAAGTCAACTTCTGGTATATCTATCTCCATATTTTTAAGTTTATCTAATTCAGATTTAATATAATCTAAGTCCGATTTTAATGGCTTTAAGTCATTTACTAAATCCTTTATCTCACTAAAAGTTTCATCATATTGTTCTAATTTATAAGTTATAATATCTAAGTTTCCTGCACTTTTAATACTGCTTATTTGATCTGATATCATATTATACTCAAGCCTACTAGGACTATCTTTACTTTCTAATTCATTTAACTGTCCAGTAATTCCAAAATAAATACCACATCCACTAACTAATACAGTTCCCATAGTTATTAAAAACTTAAGATCAAATGTAAACTTGCTACCTTCTCCGATTTCTGTTGGTTTAGGCATAACTTCTTCCTCCATTTTCATTGATGACGATTGATCATTTAAAGCTTCTGCTACGTCATCAGGCGTAACATAGCCCTCTTCTATTAATACTTTGCCTAAAGGTTGAGAATTATCATAATTAATAGCATTCTCAGCTTGCTTCCTTAAAGCAGCCTTTAATTGCTTTTTATTAATATAGCCTTTTAATAATAATAAATCACCAATCTTCATATTATTGTGCAGCTTCGCTAGCTACCATAACTTCAACTAAACATGCGCCAGAATCTGCGGTGCATGTAATATCAACTAGGTCTCCAAATGAATTAGGAGTAATTCCTGCAGCATCAGCTGAATCCATAGTATCCTTAACTCCTCCTGCTAAGTCTCCATTATAAATAAAAGATTGACCTTTATCTACCTTTACACCAAACTCATCATCATTTTCATTTCTTAAAACCAATGCTATATGATTTGTTCCATCAAGATTAGTTATTCTGATATACATAACTTCATCTTCATCAAACTGTCCAACAACATAAGATTTAGATAAATTTGTATTACCAGCAGTAGCGAAACCTAATAATCCAGTTTCATTTGTTCCTATAGTAACAGTTCTTTTACATACATCTGTTATACTTGCTATAGTTAGAGTATTTTCTGAATTCACAGTACCACTATCAAGCGTAATACTTTCCGTTATTTTACTTGTAAATGTTGCCATTATTAATCCCTTACTTGTTATCTTAAATAATCTGTTTTAGTTCTAAAGTCTGCATGTCTCTCAGGAGACCGCATTTTTCTTCCTTCTTTACCTGAATAAAAATCCATCCAATCCCTATCTTGATTTAAAGGACCTACAGGTCTTTCAACATCTGAAGGCCAGTATTCAGGATCATAATGAGGACTACCTGGGTTTATATTTAATGATTCCAAGTATCTTCCATATAGACTCATTTCTGGACGAACATAACTTCCATATTCCCCAGTAAAGTCTTTTATATCACCTACCTCAGGACCTTCTCCCATTGCATAAGGACCCATTGTACCAATTCCTCCAACTCCAGATTCCATATCAACAGCAAAATCTGCATTTTGACGAGCCCAAGGTCTTATAGGACCTTGTGTTATTGGATCCATTTCACCAAAAGGGCTAAACATCCCTCCTCTTGCTGCTCCGTATAAATATCGTTCATAATTAGAAGGTTCACTGCTTCCCCCAAGTTTCTCGACTTCTTCGTCTGACAATCCTACTCGACGAGGAACAGTTCCCTCCATAGTAGTTGGTCCATACTTCATATATAGCTCACCTGCTCCCATTTGAGTAGGATCTGTTTCTCTATCAGTGTCAATCATAGGCCTTGCAGAAGCTCTAGTTCTATTTATCTTCTCAATCATTTCGTCATTATCTATATTTCGTAATCTATATTGATAATTTTCCCATAAACCAGGATCCTCTTGAACCATGTTAAACAGGTCTTCAACTGTCATTTTACCACTTTTGTTATTTGCCATAACTTATCCTTTTATTAATTCACCCCATAATGAGGTATTTCCATTTATCATTTGTATTATATGAACTGTAAATAAACCACCTTTATAAAAGTCCACTATTGCAAAAGCATGCGCCCAATTTATATTTCTATGTTCAAGCCAATCATTAGCTTTAGGACTCATGTCTTTTAAACATCCTATGCTCCAGGCAGACTTAGGTCCATCCATATGAGTCATAGAATGCTGCTGTAAGTCATGCCAATGTCCATACATTATATTGCATCCCATTTTTCTTAAATGGTTTGCTGCATGATATTGACCACCAAATTGATGACCATGATAAAAATACAGCTTTCCTATCTTTAGATGTTTGCCAAAAGGATAATACTTATATCCTCTGCCAGCAAGATCAACTGCATTAGCAAATTTGTATTGAGGGATATAAGGGTATTTTTCAACTGCGTAATTAAGCCAATTATCATGATTTCCTTCTGTTATATACCTTTCCTTACAATTTGCCTTATCTAGGGATTCATCAATCTGATCCATCCCATCATTAACATCTTTTACATCTTTATCAAACCCCTCTATTAGATACTCTAAAGGAGGGGCTTTTTTTCTTTTAAACTTCCAAGCTGAAAATCCACCCCACTCACCTACATCTCCCAAATCTATATAAGCATCTGGTTTTACTATCTCAATTGTCTGCTTTAAGCAATTTATTGCTTTTTGGTCATGCAAGGGAAAATGTTTATCTGGAGTAACAATTACTCTTTTAACAACCCCTTTGTCGACTTTAGACATATAGCCTCCAAATTAGTTGAAAGTTCTATTTACTATTGATACCTCTGTCCTCTACGAGTACCCTTTATTGGGTTACGTCTTGGCACGCTACGTCCTCTAGACATCACTCTACCTATTTTAGCTTTAGGTGCTCTTTTTCCAAAAGCTTTTGAAACTAAAGACACTATATTAGGTCTACTTGTACTAGCAGCTTTTGAGCTACCCTTTTTCTTTTTTCCGTATGCCATTTCTGACTCCTTTTTGTTTATTATCTTCCAATATATGCTATTATATAATCACCTGAAGCTACTTCAACTTTATCAAAAGCTCCATATACAATATCGCCATTTAAAAGTGAAACTGGACTACTACCATTGTATGTCCCGCTATTAGTAGTCAGGTCATCTCCTAATGCTATACTTCTAGCTTCAACTTCACAGTCATCATCTACTGCTTTTAAGGCTACAAAATATTTTATATCCTCATATCCTGAAGTTACCCCACATTCTACTTCTGCATTTGAGATAATCTTAAATCCATTTTGACCTAATGCTATCCCCGATAACTCTTCTCCAGTAAATTCTCTCACTCCTTTATGTTGAATTCTTCCCATTTATTCTCCTTAACTTAAACTTGGTCCAAATGTTACAAAAGCTCTTCCTAAATAAGTAGAAAAAGCCATTCTATCAAATGCTATTCTTGTAAATTTTCCATTAACTTCATCTCCATGAATAATAAAGAGTGTACCTAAAATAGTTGCATCTGGGTCATAACCATTTACTCCCGTTTTATTCAGGTCGTCTCCTACTAAGCTTTTTGCCTCACAAGGGGTTCCTACTAATGCTGTTGTTGAGGCATGCTTAGAGTATGCTTTTATTGTTGAAGCATATTTAATATTTGGGAAAAATTTAACACCACTTGTATTATCTGCTGATGTATATTCCCCACATTCATTTCCAAAAATTAATTCAGTAAATCCTTTTAATCCCGATCCTCCATGTCCTTGAGAATGCCCTGTCCTTGTATTATGATCCCAAGTAACAAAGGTTCCTCCACTTTGACCATATAGAAGTGAGGCATGTGCTATTGGCATTAAGCTTCTAATCGCCATACTTACCTCGTCATCCCAAAGCCTTGAACCATGCTTGGTCCATATTTCCTAGAATCAGAGGCTTTTTCTAATTGTTTTCTAAATTTTGCCATATAATATTCAAATAATTCTATATTCATAATATCTTCAGCCATTCTCGCCCTTAAATAGTATATTAGAGCATTTGATTGATATCTTGTTAAATCCAGTTCAAACGATTCATCAGTAAGAACTTCTAAACCTTTATATACATTCATTTGTTCATAAAAAGCATTATACACTGCTATAACATCATCATCTTCTGAAGCTGCTGTAGCTGCAGCACTTTGATAGTCATTATTTGCATCTATTGTTATTTTTTGATCTAAAGTAAAGCCTCCATCACTAGCTGAACTTGAATGTGTAACCTTGAAAAATCCATTACTAACAGTATCTGCAGCTGCATCTATAAATATATACTTATTATCTCTATAAGCTGTAAGATCTTTAAATTCATTTAACATTTGTATATTATCAGCATCTCCACTACTAAATGAAGCTGTGCTACCACTAAAAGTAACCTCAGGAGTTATTTTTGCAGGATTCAATCTGCATTTAGTCTTTAAAGTTAAAATGCCAGTAGTACCTCCAGTTGATTTAACTTGATGTAAACCTGACCATCTTCCTGATCCAGATATAAGGATCCAATTATCAGCTGCAAAAAGAGAAGATAAATTATATACTCCAGTAGCTCCATAAGTAAATAGTATTAAATTGGTTCCATTTGAACCCCAACCTATAAATTTAAATGTATCAGTTCCTTCTTGTCCTACAGTATTATTATTATAAATAGGAGCATAAGTATACTCTATCTCTAATCCATTTTCAACTGTTTCTGTAGGGCTTTTATATTTGCCATAAGTACTAGTATCTCCAGAAAAAGCTCCTGAAGAATACCAAGTTCCTCCAGCTGCTTCGCAATCTGATTTATTTTCATAACCAGATAGACTACAGTAAGCTTCATTTGTATTTTTTTGTATTATAGCAATCTTATTGCCTTTATTATAATATGCGTATTTTTTAGATGCCATCACTATCCTCTGTTTCTGGTTCATAAATAGATCTTGGAATGCTCTCGTATCTACTATTTTGATTATTATGATGTTTGCATCTAATATCTAAAATCTTTACAGCCTCATTTGGTAAATTATAAAATCTTTGATCTTTATTAATATCAATTCTTGTAGTTTTTGTATGAGTTTCTGATAATAGATTCATTTCATCTAAGCCATCTTTTATATAAGCAATAGCTTTACCAGTCGAATCCATACCTAATCTATCCATTATTTCTTGAACTGTCATATTTTATCCTATCCTGCAGCTTGTTGCTGCTGTTTTCCTTGTGCTATAAAACCAAATGCAGAATTATAATCTTCCTTTAAAGTCGCTAAACTAACAGATAATCCTTGCACTAATTCAATATCTTCTTCCTCTATTGTGTAAAAAGCTAATTTTGCTTCTAAGGATTTTATAGCTGCATACTTTACAACTAAATGCACCTTATCATCAGCAAAGTATTTTATATCACTATGAGAATAATCTAGTGATGCTCCACCCTTATCTTGAGGTAAATTATTAATATAATAAACCTTGAATGCATTTGGATTTGATCCAGGTGAAGGAAATACTGTTATTTGTCCATTCTCTAAAATAGTATAAGCAGGATTATAAGATGAAGCATAATTAAAATTAGTTGAATCTGTAACTTTAGATTGCAAACTTGGTGAAACATATTTACAATTTCTCCAATCATTATCTGTTCCTGCCTCCCTTACTACAGATAATATACGAGCTCCATTAATATCTAAACCATTAGAAGTTTGTTCAGCAGAAACTTTTGTAAACTGATCTGCATCTTCTGGTTTTAAAGCAATCCATTTAGCAGTTACATCTAATACGCCATCCTTTAAAAATTCAGTAAGTTCTGCTCTACTAGGATCTGTACTAGAACCACTTATTCCTAAGCCTGTTAATCCATTTACTTGTGCTTCAAATGTTGCCATTTATTTTCCTTTCAAAACTATCTTCTGTACTCATTTTGTTGTAGGTCCTTTAAATCTTTGCCATCTTTCAGCCAAACTTTGACTGCCTGATGCATTAACAGTAATTGCGCCATCTTCAACCTGATCTGAAATTTTTAAAATTTGATTTAAGAATGTATAACTTTCTAATCCTGACCTATATTGTTCATTCATATCAGTCCAAAATTTGCAATTAGATCCCTTATTCCAAAGCATATGATTAAACCCATTTCTATGAGATGCTATCATTTTTATATCATCTGCAAGCAATTCAACATCATATACAGATACATCCGATAATAATCCTTTATTTCCTGAATCCCCTTCATAATCTACCATATACCCTTTTCCATCTTGATCAGACATGCCAGCATAAGTTCCATTGTTATCATTATTGTTATCAACTCTATTGCCATCTATGTATATTTTTTGACCACTATTATTATTTGATCCATCATAAGTGCAAGCCCAATGAGTCCATTTAGACCTATTATTATCAACTATATTGGCATCATCAACTTCTCTCTTTTTCGTTTCATATACACCATCATAACTTGTTAAAGTAAGGGCTACAGTAGAGGCATTTAGTATATCAAAGGAATATTCATTCTGTACTTGAAATATCGTATGCTTATCACCTTGGCAATTAGCCCATCCCATTATAGAAAAAGGCTCATCATCTCCTCCAGCCCCACCAAAACGTAAACCTAAAGTATTTAAAGTTCCATCAATCATTCTCAATTCATAATTATTACCTTTAGAGTCATGAAAAGCAATGTCTGGAACTGGATCTCCATTAGATAAAGGTCTATTTACTAAATTAGAAATCATTAGTCTTTAATAACGCCAATTCTTAAAACAAGTGTGCCAGCAGCATAATCATCTACTCCATGACACATTCCCCAAACATATAAATCTTTACTAGTATCAGCTGCCTTTGCAACGATACCTATATTTTGAGCACTTCCTATAGACTGAGTACCAACATCTATAAGGTTAGTAACATATACTTGCCCACAAAAACTATTCATTAATGAATCTGCAGCTGTACCACCAGAAGCTACATCTAAAGCATTAGCCATAAGTGTATTATCGCTATCTGAAGTAAATAATAATTGTACCGTCTGGACAACTGTCCCATCATTTCCTCCATCTGCTATTATTAAAGCTACAGATTGAATCATGCATTTCCCACCTTTTTCAGCTACTGCATTTTCTATTTTTTGCGGATGAAATATAACATCTCCTGCCGCAGTATTACCATTTGGAAGATCAATAGTAACATCTATTAGATCTACTTCCATTTTATTAAGCTTTTCTTGTTCAGTATATTTGTGCAAATCTGTTTTCGCCATAACTTCCTTTATGATTAGTAGCCTACCTCCTAGAGAGAAAATCTTCTTACCAGGAGGCAGGCCTTTTTAATTAACTACTTATTATTGTCTTCCATGCTCGAAGCTATGTAAAATAACTCCTGCAGTACTAGCTGCTGCATGTAATAAGTAAAAGAAAGGAGTTACAACTTCTCCTACGTCAAATGAATAAGCAACTGCGCCAGTAGGAGCAGTATTATCATATTCATATGTAACTGCACCACTTGCAGCAACTTTTACTTTTAAACTATGGACAGCACCATCAGCCCAATCTCCTGAAGAAGGAGCTGTAAGATCAGTAGTAACTGTACTAGCGTTATTAATAACAGTTTCTGATTTAACATCACCAGAAATTACATTTAAACACGCCATTTCATCATAGTTGTCAATAGCAGCTTGAAATGCTTCAACTTTTCTAAAGCCAAATGCGCAATCATCAGTATCGCTTACATCTGTTATAGAAAAAGTAAGCTTTGCATAAAAAGCATCGCTTCCAACTTTGTATTTTTGGATTTGAGGACCTTTCCAATATCCTTTAGCATTTGGATCAGCCAAACACCATTGAATACCTTCATCGTCAGCAGCATCATAACTATAATTCATACCAGCTGATGTAGCAACAGGACCAGCAGCAGTTCCAGCTGTTTGAGTTCCTATATTTTGTACGATTAATTTTAAACCATCATCATACATATGAACACAAGAAGCTGTATCTACTCCACCATGATCCCCAACTACAGGATTATCTTCAAAATTAAAGATACCTCCATCAGCAGCAGCTGAATCGCCAACTTTTTTAGATACCTTTTCATCCCATTTATTTGAACCGTATAAAGGGTTTCCCATTTACCTATCCTCCTTATGACCAGATAGCGTGAGTTTCTGGACAACACCATTCCATTCCCGCTTCTGTTAAGATTTGATCTAC